GGCAGTAAACTTCCACCTCGTAAAAGAAAATCAGGTCCACCTGTTCTACCAACATCTGATAGATCATCTGGAATTGGTCTTGTTACGAATGGTTGAGGGCTATTTCCACCTCCAACTGTATCCTTACCATACCTTAAAGATTTAAGGTTAGTTCTTAAATCAACTAAACCCATATATTATCCAGGTAAGTTGTTCATATACTTTTCTCCTTCTTGAACATTTCTTTCTAAATCAGAAGGTGTTGGTAATATCCCATTTGCCGGTATAACACTAGCTGCATTAGGATTTCCAATAGTTGAATATTGGTCATGTAGTGTAGATATTGCAAAATCCGGTGTGTTTGGAGTTGTTCCATTTAAGCTTGTTGCGCTTGCTTGTCCTGATATTAATTTGTCTAGTAATCCCATAATTGTTGTTTTATTATAAATATTATATTATTGTACTTCGTATAAACCTAAAGGAGCCATTTCAGGTGTTTTCTTAACTAATTGTGCTAATAGTTTATTAGTTTCATTCATATCTGTACCGCCTCCTCCTAAATTAGTACCAGCTACTAAAGTGTCTTGATTATTTAATGCAATTGAACCTTTGGGGGTAGAAACAATACGATCCCCATAACCTGGAGGGATGATACCATCATCCATAGTTTTTGCTTGAGAACTAGCCGAAGACATAGCTGCTACTACTCCTGCTATACCTGCTGCTATAGCTATTGCTCCAATACCTAAAGTTGCTGCTGATGCTGCTGTTACTGCTGCTATTGCTCCTGAAATTAATGCAGGTAATTGCATAGCAGCTGCTATACCCGCTCTAATTAAACCTGGAACTAGTGATGCTGATACTGCGATACCTGCTGCTGTTAATGCCGCTGCTATACCAGCAGTTACTGGTCCCATGTTTGCTAAGGTTTCTTGTAATGATATTGTTGGATCTATTATAGCATTAATAATTTCACTTATACCATTAAACGCCTCTAAAATTGGAGTTATTAAAAAAGAAACCATTTCTAAAGCTGGTACAAGTATGTCCATTATTGGACTAACTATTTGCATTATAGGTGTTACTAACTGAACAAAAACGTCTTTAATTTTTTGCATTATAGCCTGAAATTTTTCAGCTTGACTATTTTGTTCTCTTAATCCTTCAATGCCATCTTTTTCTATTTCAGCTGTTGCCTGAGCTAGACCTACTTCTTTAATTCTTTTTTGTAATAATTTTTCTTGTTCCTTTGCTTGGTCCCCAGTAGCACCTGCTAATTGTTCTTGAACAAATAAAGTTTCTGCTAAACTGTCTCTATTCATACCAACAGATTTAGCTAACGCATCTTGTTGGATTCTATTCATTTCAGAAAAATCTGCAGATGAACCTATTTGATCAGATATTTCTTTGGCTACTGTAGCTAAGTCATTATTTAATGCTGCTTGTCTAGCTTTTTCTAAGTTAATATTTTTACCTAATAATAATTCAGCTTGTAATTCATTTTCAATAGATGATTCAAAATCAAGTAGACTATCTGCTATATCTTCAACTTTAGACATTTCCATACCTAAAGCTTTTGCAGTTGCTACAGCCTTACCTATTAATTTAGGATTTTTTCCGAATGATAATGTTGTAGCAGCTGATACTTTGCCTATATCTTTTAATAGTGATTTTTCATTTAATAAAACACCATTTTGCATTGCTGACATTTTAGCTTGAGCCATAAACTCACCTGTAATGTCATTCATAGATTTGCCTGTAGCTAATGAAATATTATTAATATCTATTAATTCTTCATTAGTAAATCCTGCCATGTCTCGCATTTCAGTAAATGCAATAGCATTTTCACCTGCTAAAACAACACTAGTTCCTAGAGCATTGTTTATAGCCATTTGGGACTCTTGTATCCCTTTAGTAGTGACAAAAATATTACCAGATTCATTAGCCTGTTTTGTAAATTCTTTTCGAGTTGCTAGAGCTTCATTATAGCTCATATTTAGATTTTTAGCTAAATCACCTGCTCCGGCATCTACTGCTAAAATAGCATCTACAAGTTGATCAGCTAAGAATTTAGCTATTGCTAATGGGTCTTTAAGGTTTTTGATTATAGATTTACCTAATGAAGCAAAACCAGCCTTTAAAACCTTTAATTTTCCTCCAAACCCTACTGTTTCTTTTCCTCCATTAGAAACTTCTTCTGCTACCCTTCGCATTTCCTCCTTAGCTTCATCAATCCCTAATTGGTCAACTAAACCTCCTAAACCTAATTTATCTAAAGCTTTTTTAACTCCACCAATTAAAGCACCCCCAAGACCTAAAGCCTTATTAATTTTTTCTTCTTCTGATAATCTTTCTTTTGCAGCAATTAAAAGATTTCTATATAAACCATCGTTTCCAGTTAATACTCCGTTTATTTCTGTTAAAGCTTGTTCTTCTTCTTTTGTTAAACCTACTGTATTTTTTTTATTAGTTAATACATCTTTAGTAGTAACTAAATTAGCTCGTTCTGCTTTAATTTTTTCTTTAATTCCGGTAAGTTGTTTTTTATTTAACTTATTTATTCCGTCTTGATCATTTTTAAGTTTTTGAGCTAAACCAGATAAACTATTAAATGATTTTTTAGATTCACTTAATCCTTTACTCCCTTTTGAAATTTCATCAACAACAGTCTTAAAAGCAGAAGAAATGCTTCCTATATCACTTTGAATGTCTTTTAGTTCGGCTTTTAGTCCCTTTAAAGCTTGTTCTGCTTCGTTAATTTCATTAACATTAAATATTTTAAGGGGTTTACCACCTAATTTTGCAGTTAGCTTTTGAATTTCGTCATTAAGCTTTTTTATATCGTCTTTAGCAGCCATTAGTATAAGTGGGTTTTATTATAAATATGGTTATTTATAACTTGTTTTACCTTTATATGCTTTTGATTCTTGAGCAAAGGCGGGGGTGTTTACTTTACCTCCAGCATCAACCATATTTTTTGTTCCTTTACCCCCGCTTTTTGCTTTATCATATTCATCCTTTTCATTTTTATAGAATTTATCTATTTCAGAAAATGTGTATTTGCGAAGCCATATAGGCATATTATAAACAGAATTATAGTCATATCCCCCTTTACCATGAAATAAAATTTGGTGGATTTGAGAAAAAAGTGATTTTCTAAAAATTGGGGCTATATTAATAGTCAGGCCAAAAAAAGTTGAGCCCAATGGGCACTACGACCTCCTCACCGCTTTCAAGAACATAATCTAAATTAATATCGGGCTGTGTATTTTTTATGTGTTCTCTAAAAGCCCTGGAGTCTCTAGCTAAGAAATAGTTATCAACAAAATCTCTAATATCTTTTTTTTCATCTTTTCCATCTACTGACAATATCATATGTTTTAATCTGGTAGATAATTCAGGTGAAGCATCTTTATTTATTTTTTTTAATCCTGCTACTTCTCTATTTATTTGTTTCTCATCTTTACCTGTAATAAGCTTATATGTAAGAATTGTATCAGTTGAAGGTAAGGTATATGAAAATTCATTTTTACCTGCTTCAAATTCGTTTTCATCAAACTCTTTATTTTCTAAAGTAGAACAATCTATAGTATAAGATTCACCTTTAACAGTAATTTCATAGTCCTTACCATATCCTAATACTCTAGCTGCTATTAATAATGCATTTTTATCTCCTACAATTAAATCATCGATGTTAATTTTTTTATCTACAATTAAAGAACTAAGTAACTTATCTAATACAGTACCTTTTTGAATAAATGATTGATTAGAAAGAATATCTTCTTCTCTAGCTGTCATATATTTCATTTCTACTTTACCACTAGATAGTGGATTGTCTTTTGGATAAATTAAGCCTTTTGATGGCAGTTCTACCTCTTCGGTTGGGAATTTAAATTCGCTCATATACTTTATTTAATTAATAACGTTTATTATACATATACAATATAAAAAAAAGCTTGGCGTAAGCCAAGCAATTTTTAAAAAAAGGAGGGGTAATTTCTTTTTTAGAAGTTTAGTATACAGTAATCTGGTTGTACTGTTAATTGTAATTCTACAGCAGCACTTTCATTGTCCCAACTATAATCACCGAAGTTAGCTTCTGTAATCATAGCACCTTTGATAATCCATTCAGATACAATATCACCTACAGGTCCTAATACGTTCATAGTTAAATCTTTTTTATAGAAATCACTATATCCGTCTCTACCTGTTACTGATTCATGATGTAATCTAACCCATTCCATACATGCTTGCGCACCTGATGGTGTAATTGGATCAAATAACGTCATTTGAATTGTATTCCAAAGTGTTTTACCTTTAACGTATCTTGCAACGTTAATGTGGTTTAATTGAACTGTACCTTGAGTTAATGAAACAGCTCCCATACCTTTAATTTGGTATGAAGGAATCCCGTCAACATATAGGATAAACCTATTTTGTTGCTTTGGTTCAAATGCTGTATAAAATATTTCGTTCGGGTCTAATACTGCCATTGTTGTTTATTTTATTATAAATATTC